CTACTGTTCTCCAGATTCTGATAATCCATGGCGAACAATAAGAACACTACAGCCGCTTTGCTGATTAGTTAGCCATAACGGTGAACTTTGCTGGATAGTTTGAGAAATATCATTTCGCCGGAGGCTTATACACTGATTACTCAAGCTTACAACTGCAGGTGCATCAAAGCGCTCCGGACTATCAGTATCACGCATAGCTGTAAACAGAATATAATCACTACCAGCCATATCATATTCCGTTTCTTTTAGTCTTAACAAGCCATCCTCTCTTGTAATATTAACTGTAATTAAAGATGTCTCATCATGATGGGCATAGCGCTGTGTATTAAGAATTAAATGCTCTTCCAGAAATTTTACAGGGTTACTACGTATTTCATTCATTATACACCGAAGCTCGGAACGATGCGGCACCAGAAAGTGCCCGATATTTTGTGAAATAATACTACTTTACATTTATTGTTTTCTCTCCAGCTCATGAAAATTAACTCGCGTATCATATTGTTTTACCAGCCACAGGCCCCGAATGCCTGTGGCGTTTTTATATAAACTATCGAAAGCCAATATTATTTCATTTGAAATCTCTTAACTATCTTTTATAATAAAGCTTCCCCTTGAAGGGTCATATTTACACTCTTCTGGTTTAATAATCATTGATGGGGTTATTGGTGCTCGTGTCAGAGGGTGAGCAGAACCGCCATTAACCACGCGAGAAAGTGCATAAACATCAAATAAAGTGCATACTGGTGAACTATCTGAATTTTTGACAAACACTCCTTCTTCGGGTCTCTCTAGTGTAATTGGACACTGAATAGACTCTGGCGGGCACTGGAAATTTCCTGAACTAACAGGAAACTTACATTGTCCTATTTTGTTCTGAATATTCTCTTGCCGCTGTGTTTCATCTGAGCCTGAAAGCATACTTAACATTCTCTCGCCAAGAGCTTGAGGTCCGCTATTAAACCCCAAACGCAATAATTCAGTAAGTAATCCACTGTTGTCACCGCTGACCCGAAAATTCCCATCTACCTGATCAAACACAATACGTACAGTTTCACCACCCAATGAAATTTCTCCTTGCCCATTGGTTGCAACTTGCTCACGAAGAACATTCATTCCACGACTGAACGAAGATGAATTGATACCTAAGGTTAAAACTCCCTATTTTAATTTGAACTCCAGACTTAAATAGCTGTAACAAACATCTGCCTTATATGGCAACACAAAAACCGGAGCCGGACTCCGTTTTTTGTGTGTCTGGCTGCTCACTCCATCCTTTCAACATTCCGTCAGGTTGACATTTATAGGTTATAACGTCGGTATTACCGGCCACTCGATATCTGGCGCTACCCAATACGCCTATTGCCACCCACTGGGATGGGGAGACTTTGTCCAGCAACTGCAGTAGCCAGTATCCCGTCCCCACCGCTGACGTGGTGTATGACACACCTGTTGTTATTTTTTCCATCTGGTACATACCCCGTCTCCCGTTATCCGGAAGCTGACAACAATAAAAAGCCACCAGTTAATTCCTGATGGCCCTGATGCATAAACGTCATAATACCTGACTGTTATGATTGACAATAATGATAATGTTTATATAGAAAGGTTCCCGATGTGTGTTACATATCATTTCTCCACGGGGAATATCCCCACGCCAGCGCAGACTCTTTTACCCGTTCTCTTCTGCGCTGGCTCTTTTTTATTATGCTGCTGCATTTACCTCTGGCACCATGCTTTCTATCTCAACACAATACGTGGTACTTCTTGTAACCAATATCATAACGATTAATCGACATAGAATTTCTCCCGTGTACAGGAACAGAGTTAAAAAGCCGGAACCGGAATCAAATCACAGGATGACCATCTGCCAGTGGCAGGTCATAAAAAAAAGGCCGCGCCATGCGCAGCCAGAACTCACAAGGAAAATGATAGAAGGAAATAACATTAGTGATGTACGCATGGCGCCTCCCGCTAAGTTCTGCAATGATCAAACAGAACTCGCTACGTGCCCTTAAAACTCGATCATTTAGCCCCTCCAAGGAGGATTCACCATGCGGTTGATTTTTTAATAAACAGTAAACAAAAAAGTCAAGAATTATTCATTCTGTTCTTTCATCATCGGCCACAGCAATACCACAATGCCGCAGACCAGAGCGCCATCAGTCAGTACCAACATTATCCTGCTGGTGAAATCCATCATCACCATCACTAAAAGCAGGATCACAACAGCAAGCAGACACAGTTTATAAAACAATGTTCAGAAAACGCATTCAGCATGCCTAAGGTTCTATTCCTACGAATAGCCAACTTGCAACTTAAAATATTATTTATGCAGCCAATTAAATTCTGGTCCTTACAATATCAACCTGAAGATTCTTATCTTGTGCTGATTGATAAATGACAAACCTTTTACTACCTGCATTGAAAGAAGTAGACAAAACCAGACAATTATCATAACGAGCAAGAACATAATACCAACCATCATTATAATTAATCATTTCATATTCTTTCTTAAACTGTGGTTTGTAATATCCTGTCAGAAATGAAAAAAGCCAGAAATATGCCACAAAAGCAATCATCACAATCTCAAAAAAATGTTTTTTATAAATGGCTTATCATAGAAGCATGATACCGATAAAAATCGCCCATAAGATCTTATCGAAATTGTAACCGCCAGCGCAATCGCTGCTGACAGTAGCAAAAGAGGTACCTGAATCTTCTGTCTCAATATAGAAAACTCAATAATTGCCGGCACAAACAATAATTCCACAGCAAAATAAAGGCGAAATACATTTAGCTCTTGCATAGAATGTTTTCTTTTCACTGCGAAAAAGAATACAACACCAATACCCCAACCGATAAGAAATATAGCAATGACGATAACTGCAAAAAATAAACTTCTGGCAACATCATCAACACCTGCACCTACAATCCACCATGGGAAGCCGTAGTAAAAAGAAGTACCCCATCCATAGAAATAAGCACTCCCCCATCCAAGGCATCCCATGTAGGCAATAAAAAGTGAAGAACTCCTGAGCAGCGCACCATCCTTCATAACCACCCCAATACAAGATGATAACATTGGCTTACAACTCATAACAAAAGCAATTCAATGCCGTCAAGAGGTTACAGGCTAAAAAAACTCTATTACATTGCAGTCAGCATGTTTACTACACAAATACAATTCAGAGCATAAAAACTACTCGGCGGCAGGTTATTGAGACTCATCAATGACATGTAAAAAACGCCCATTATTGGTGTCAAGTTTCCCCAAAGTTATTCAAAAAGTCAATATTATGCCGTTAATATGTTGCCATCCGTGGCAATCATGGCGCTAACGTGTGATCGCATTCAAAATGTTGTCTGCGATTGACTCTTCCTTGTGGCATTGCACAACCAGAGCGTCATACAGCGGCTTAACAGTGCGTGACCAGGTGGGTTGAGTAAGGTTTGGGATTAGCATCGTTACAGCGCGATATGCGGCGCTTGCTGGCATTCTTGAATAACCGACGCCTTTACATCTTCCGCACTCTTTCTCAACAACTCTCCCCCACTGCTCTGTTTTTGCTATATCAACCGCACGGCCTGTACCGTGACAATCTCTGCATCTTGCTCCCGGCGTCGCAGCACTACGGCAATAATCCGCATAAGCGAATATTGCGAGCACTTGCAGTACCTTTGCCTTAGTATTTCCTTCAAGCTTTGCCACACCACGGTATTTCCCCGATACCTTGTGTGCAAACTGCATCAGATAGTTGATAGCCTTTTGTTTGTCGTTCTGGCTGAGTTCGTGCTTACCGCAAAATGCAGCCATTCTGAATCCGGCTTGTGATTGAGCCATCCCCATAGCAGCCATCACATCAGTACCGGAAAGAGAGTCAGAAGCCGTAGCCCGTGGTGAGTCGCTCATCATCGGGCTTTTTGGCGAATGAAATTTAGCTACGCTTTCGAGTCTCATGCGCCTTCTCCCTGTACCTGAATCAATGTGAGGTTTCCGCAGAACACTGCGCCGGTATCGATATACATCTGGTTGGCAAATTTGAGTGGTTTCACTGCTGGCGTATGACCAAAGATGAATGTGTCCGCTCCTTTGATTTCTTTTACGATCCCGTCTTGTGAGTTGCTGATTCGTTCGCGGTTCCAGATTACCTGCTGATGATCAACTGGCTTTCCAAACTCGTATTCGTCACAAGGATAATCGGCGTGGCAGATGACATATTTTTTACCTTTGCTCACCAGTTCAATGATTAACGGAAGTTCATCTGCTTTATGGGCAAGAGCTTTAGCCAGAATTTCTTTGTCGTAATCGAGATTAAAGAACCAGCCACCGCCATTAAACAGCCAGTGATTGACGTTTCCACGCTCTGATAAGCCATCAATCATCATTTGCTCATGGTTTCCACGTACAGCTCTGAACCAGGGGAATGTGATTAATTCCAGGCATTCAACGTTCTCTGCACCACGATCAACCAAATCGCCCACCGAGATAAGCAGGTCTTTTTTGGTGTCGAATCCAATCGTATCCAGTTTGTTCATCAGGTTCGTGTAGCATCCGTGCAGATCGCCAACTACCCAAATATTTCGGTATTTGCTGCCATCAATTCTTTCGTAGATATTCATGCAGCCTCACTTCTGCTGTTTCGCAGTTTTTTAAGTTTCTGTTGATACTCCGCCTTGATGGTCCTGCACTCTTCGATAGTCCAGCGATGGCGGTTATGGTTTGATTCGATTTCGTCTACTGCTTCCTGCCCGATGCGGCTAATCAGTTCGACGCGATACGGAACGAGATTTCCGCTTTTGTGCTGGTTGCACACCACACATTGCTTGTGAATATTGCGTTCATCAAATCGGAGTTGAGGTGCCGCAGCAGTTGTCCGGTAATGCCCGGCATCCCACTGAGCAGACGTGAGCGTTCCGCACGAGATACATGGTAAGTCGCGGTCTCTTTCTCTGATGAAGGCGTTTACGGCTTGTTGGGCTTGTTTAATCCAGTAACTGCGGGGCTTTAAGGCGAGTTTTCGAATCTTAAGTTTATCTTTCTGTTTCTGCTCCTCTCGTCGTCGTTTCTTCTCTGCTGCCTTTTCCGCTTTTTCGCGTTCTTTGCTTCGTCGTTCGAGTGCTATCTTGGTTCCACACTCTGGAGAGCACCACCACTGATTGGCGAATGCAGGGTGAAACCATTCCCGACATTCATCGTTTTTACATCGTCTTCGCGCTGGTTTAGCCATCGTCTTCTTCCTCGTGCATCGAGCTATTCGGATCGCTCATCAGTTCTGCGCAGCAGTGCTCACACACGTGAACTTCCAGCACATGCAGCTTCTGACCGCAGTTAGCGCACGTTAAAGCTCGCTCGACACTTCCTTGTTCGTAACTTCGATTTTGGTCAATCACCTTGTTTTCCTCGCACGTTCTCTAAGCCACCGGATATCCCACAGGTGAGCCGTGTAGTTGAAGGTTTTTACGTCAGATTCTTTTGGGATTGGCTTGCGTTTATTTCTGGAGCGCTTCGTTGGAAGGTATTTGCAGTTTTCGCAGATGATGTCGGTGATACTTCGTCGCTGTCGTCTCATGCTGCCCTCCTGACGCCCTGCCCGATCGCCATCAATGCCGCTTTGGATACGGTAGTAAACATCCGTCGAGGACTGTAGTGGTCAACAAAAACTGGCCACCGCTTTAGAGTTTTTCCAGTATCGGTTTTCCGATTCATTTGGTGGCAACCCACCGTTATATTCGTGCGGCCTGAGCGCGTTGTAATACCCAACGATATAATCCGTTATTTCATGGGCAGCATCGCTGAAGTTCATGTAACCCGTCACCGGTATCCACTCGTTTTTCAGACTCCTGAAGAAGCGCTCCATCGGGCTGTTATCCCAGCAATTTCTTCGTCGACTCAGACTCTGTTTGATCTGGTAACGCCACAGTAACTGCCGGAACTGCCTGCTTGTATAGTGGCTGCCCTGATCGCTGTGGAACATTACCCCGGCTGGTTTACTGCGGATTTCCCAGGCCATTTTCAGCGCTTTGATGGTCAGTCTGCTGTCCGGAGAGAACGACATTGCCCAACCTACCGGTTTCCTTGCAAACAGGTCGAGAACAACGGCAAGGTATGCCCAACGTTTCCCCGTCCAGATGTACGTCACGTCGCCGCACCATACCTGATTTGGCTCTGTCACTGCGAACTGCCGCCCAAGGTGATTCGGGATAGTGACATGTTCACGACCACCTCGTTTATAACGGTGCGCAGGCTGCTGGCAACTGACCAGTCCCAGTTCTTTCATGAGCCTGCCGGCAAGCCAGCGCCCCATTCTGAAGCCTATCAGGGTTGCCATTGTGGCGATGCTTCTTGCCCCGGCAGAACCATGGCTGATGTTATGCAACTCAAGTATCTGACTGCGTAATACAGCCCGTCTGCCGTCTGGTTTTTCAGGACGGTTTTTCCAGTATCTGTAGCTGCTGCGATGAACCCCGAACACATGGCAGAGTGTGACCACAGGATAATGCGCTCTGAGTTTCCCGATTATCGAGAACTGTTCAGGGAGTCTGACATCAAGAGCGCGGTAGCCTTTTTTAATATTTCATTCTCCATTTCAATGCGTTGTAGCTTTTTCCTCAGCTCACGTATTTCGATTTGTTCTGGTGTTATCGGAGAGGCTTTTGGTGTTTTGCCCTAACGCTCATCACGCAGTTGTTTGACCCATCTTGTCATTGTGGAAAGGCCGATATCCATAGCTTTGGCGGCATCTGCCACCGTGTAGTTCTGGTCAACAACCAGTTGAGCGGATTTCCGTTTAAACTCTGCGCTGAAATTTCTTTTTTTCATTGGAGCACCTGTGTTGTTCTGAGGTGAGCATATCACCTCTGTTCAGGTGGCCAAATTCAGTGTGCCACTACACCGGGAGCAGGCGTGAGTCACTGATAGACAGAATTAAAGGCGCTGACGCAATCACTCTTCATGCGTGGCTTGACCGATATGAAACAATCCTCAGCGAGAGGGGTATCAGGCCGAAAACTCTACTCGACTACGCCAGCAAAATCAGGGCAATCCGAAGAAAATTGCCGGACAAACCGCTCGCTGACATATCAACGAAAGAGGTGGCAGCAATGCTAAACACCTACGTAGCAGAAGGTAAAGCGGCTTCCGCAAAATTAATCAGGTCAACCCTTGTTGACGTTTTTCGTGAGGCAATAGCCGAGGGGCATGTGGCTACGAATCCGGTAACAGCAACCCGCACAGCAAAGTCAGAAGTAAGGCGCTCAAGGCTGACAGCTAATGAGTATGTCGCGATTCACCATGCAGCCGAACCTCTCCCAATCTGGCTGAGGCTTGCGATGGATTTGGCCGTCGTTACAGGTCAGAGAGTCGGCGATTTGTGCAAAATGAAATGGTCAGACATAAACGACAACCATCTTCACATTGAACAGGGTAAAACAGGGGCTAAGCTCGCCATTCCGCTGACGCTAACGATTGACGCGCTCAATATCTCATTGGCTGATATACTACAGAAATGCAGGGAGGCCAGCGGCAGTGACACTATAATTGCATCAACGCATCACGAACCACTTTCCCCGAAAACAGTATCGAAGTATTTTACAAAGGCGAGAAATGCATCTGGACTCTCATTTGATGGAGACCCGCCAACATTCCATGAACTGCGTAGCCTGTCGGCGAGACTATACCGCAATCAGATTGGCGATAAGTTTGCTCAACGCCTTCTCGGACATAAATCAGATTCAATGGCGGCGCGGTATAGGGACAGCCGAGGGAGAGAATGGGACAAAATTGAAATCAACAAATGA